TATAATCCGCAAATCGAAGCGTTTCGCAATTTTTGAACGAAGCGTTCTATTTTCCAAAACGAAATGTACCTCTGAGAGGTATCCCCCTTTTTCTAAATATTATCGACCGGCTTACGCCGGTATTTGATATAAAAACGGCGTTTGAAAACCATTCAAACGCCGTTCGTTTTACGCTTTGTCGCTTTGCTCCGCTTACGAGATTTCGACTATCGCTTTGTACGCTGCCACGCTTCGCGCCACCACGATTTTGCCGCGGAAGGCGAGACGCGACCCGATGCTCGCGCTCGCACCCGATGAGTCGTGATTCGCGCCCGCATACGACACACCGCCACTCGAGTACGCGCTGAAGCTCGACCGGTAAACCACACGGCCCTTTGTGGCATTTTGGTAGGTACAATCGTGGTAATAAGTACTGGTAGAGCCTCCTGACAACGCAACCATTGTGTCCATATATCTGCCATGTATCACACACTTCGGATAAAAGTAATTACCACTATATTTTGCGCCCTGAACTTCTCGCTTGGTACCATCAGGCAAACCGATATCCCACTTGTAATCTACCGCATTCGTACAGAATCCGACATTATCCATCCACTCGGCTTTGTTACCATGCCAGTTCTCATATCCAAGCACAACCGGGGAATTGATTGCCGTTCTTGTTTCGTCACCTTCATTCTTCAGCACGTAGGCATTACCGCTTGGGTAATAAGTACCATCGCTTGAAAGCGTTTGCTTGTACCAACTGCCGTCAGCATTGGCGGTAGTGTCCTGCATTCCTGTGGCATTGGAGGCTCCTGTTGCCCTACCGTTTGTGTGCGTGCCCGGTCCGCAGATACCCTGCGAGTCGCGACCGCCATACTTGGCAAAGAACAGGTTGCCTATATCCTTATGCATTTCCCAATCCACCAACTGGAAGCCAGTGCCTCTGTTCCGAGCATAGACACGAAAATCGGCTTGGCTGACTGATGCGGTTGAACCGACTCCACTGATTGAATACAGGAAGTCGTCTTTCAAATATGCTTCATAGACACCTACCAAGCACTCTTCATGTTCTACCCAATCAGGCTCGATTGCTTCAATTTTGTCGGACTTTGTAAGCAGTACATAGTCAAACGGTGCTGCGGTTACAATAGTAAACACAAGTGAAACAGCGTCTTCAGGTATGTCTGTAAAACAATACATACCATCCAATATACCGCTGTCGGAGGTCGCCTTCATACGCTTGACGACATTACCGTCTGCATCCACGAAGATAGCTCCGTATAAAGCTGACGAAAGGCTCGGATAACGGACTTGCTTGTAGCCCTGAACATTTACGGTTACAACGGAGTCTGAGGACATCGTTGTCTCTGCATCTGCTCGTGTCGTGTAATCAACACTTGAACGGACTGCATACCCTTTCTTTACGGTCATATCCTCAAGCAGCACCTTCACACTGTCAGCCATTGTCGGACACGCCTCGTTGCTACTGAAGAATGCGTATTTCTTTTTATTCAGGTGGTCATTCACACCTTTGTACCAATAATGGGGCTCGAACATAAATACGTTTCCATCGCCACCTGTGAGGTCGGCGGCGGTTGCAGACAAGAAGTTCTCCGCATCCGCATAGTAGTTGGAGTTCTTGTCGTGCAGTTGGCAAATGGTTACTTCACCTGCGCCGGTCTTCTTTGCCACACATCTATGGCGTTGGTTCAATATACGGTTGATATGCCCGCTTGCCTCGTAGGTATTGCCATAGGCATATCCTGTAAGGTTGTCGAGGTTGGTAATATTCTCTCCGTCTGAAACCGAATCATCAAACGATATAGTCGTGTATTCAGGCAGAATGATATTCAGTTCCGGGTAGTGTGCTCTCCAAGTTTCCAATTCCTCATCAGATGGGTAGCGTGTCAAGGTATAGCTGCCTACAAGCGAACAGGTATCAACGGCATTGCCCTCCGCATCGACACCCTTCTTGTTAAGATAGGTATTGAGCAAGGTTCCGTCTCCCTCAAGCGACAATCCTTCGACTCTGATTCGAACGACATTCGTACAACGTCCTAACAATGTCTGCCAGTTCAATCCGGGACAGCCGGCAAAGATGAAGGTCTCTATATTGCTGTAGCCTACAACAGTCAATCCTCCCATTTGCAAGTTGGGAAGATACTCTAACCTCAATGTGGTAAGAGAGGACGGGAGGATTGCTGCCTCAAGTGGCGCACCTTTGGCAAACTGTATGCTCTTGACGGTCGTACCACGCGCCGAGAACATCTGGAGGCGTGTTTGGTTGCTAAAGTCAAGTTCTGTGGACGCTTGGCTACCGGTTCTCACCTTGCTTTGGCCATTCAAATTCACTTGAGTCAACTGACGGCAGTTGTCAAGGTTCATGTAGAAGTCGCCACCAGAGCCGGAAGTACTCATATCAAGTATCTGCAAAGCGGTACACTTGTTAAGGTTGATGTTTCCTACAAGTTCGTTGCCGGCTGTGCTTGTTCTCAATTCCCTTATACGACTTGCACCATAGATACGCATCGGGTCATTCAATGAGAAGGCATCATTGAAGTAGAGGGTTACACTTTCGCCTTCTTCCGCTTTTTGTGAAGCCTGAATTGACGGGGTGTTGTTGGTACCGTAACCAAAATAATACACCTCGTTGGCTATCACCACCATCATTGTTGTTCCGTCTGAAGCAGCTCGGCTCATATAGAGGTCTATGTTGTCACTGGTATAGTTTCCTGTTTCGTACCTCGCATCGAGCAGAGCAAAACGGTTGTTGATGGTGTGGGTACGGTGTGCCTCACGCGAACCTTGCAATGCGTAGATGTAGGGGTATGTAACTATCGAACCGTTTACTTCTACACCGTCTATCTGCGGATCAATGTATTTCAACTTACCGGACTTGTTGTAGATGCGTTCGCACCAGTTCCCGGCTTGCTCTTTGTTATACATATCCAACACTCGTGTATTGGTAAGCACCTGACGCAAGTTCTTGGCACAGGCTTTCAGTTCGGTCTCCATATTGGCAAGTACCAAACACCACAGCCAACTGTCGAATCCCTCGAAAGCATAACCGCCCTTTTCGCTGTCGTAGGTTTCGCGACTCAATGTATAGAGATATGCCAAGAAACAGTCGTTACGCAAAAGAAGAGCCGTATCACCGTCATAGAAGGTGATAAACCACAACAAGCCATTCCAAGTGCGCATTATCATATTCTTCACTCGCTGGTCCACGTTCGCGCCATAATCAGTGATTATGTAATAGGTCAGCAGATAGGCAACATGGAAATACTGTGATACTTCATTCTTGAACTTGTCGCTTTTCCAAGTTGAAAGGTCTTTGCAGGTCATATCGGCATTTGCCGGTACACAGTCACGTATCCATGTAATAAGGCGTTTGTAGGCTGCCTTCTGTTTGGCTGTAGCCACCGTTCCCTCTTCTTTGGCTGCAACCGTTGCATTCCAGAATACATCTTTCGGGAAATTGAATTCAAGGGCATCGTCAAAGCCTGCATCAAGTTCTGCATCTACCTCCGCGTCGGTGGTACCGTACAACTGGAACTTGTCAAGAGCATAGGAGTTGTTCAGGAACTCAAGCGAAATGGGGCATTCCCATTCAACTTCATTCCCGTCCGAATCAGTTACTGGATTCATCCCGGTAACATCTGCCCAGTCAGATTTGTCGTTGTTCAGGTTGTACTGTCCGTAGTATGTGCGTTCTCCGTCTATGGTTTCAGCAGAGAACACATCGACCGGATATCCATTGATGGTACTGCGAATATTGCTGTTTACCTCCTGTGGAGGAGTGAGCAAGCCCAGTTCCTTCATGACATCGTTGAACAACTTGGCCATACCGGTGTTGTGTGTCATCGACGAGTCGGAATAGTCGCACTTCGGGCAAAGCACCTTCACAGGTATATCGCCCGGCATAACAGGTATTTTATTACTGTTCTGCTTAACTCCGTTAATCCATACTTCAGGACTGCTACCCTTGGCACAATAGATACGGTAGTTCTTGCGAGGATACTTGGTACTTGAAGTACCTTGTATTCGCACATAACAGTTGCGTATCTCTATCACATCACCCCAAGGGGTATAGATGATTACATAGTCGGTCAGGAAGTCCTGCGACTTGTTGTTGGTCGAGTTGATTTCGTCCAGACCGTTTGCCCGGACAAAGAGGATTGCCCCCTTACCTTTGGCAAGCAGCTTGTCAATTGAGACTTCACCAGTATCGTCATCGAGCACATCGTTGGCTTGTATCAGTTCACTCATTTCTTCGACTGTCTTACGGTCTATGATGTGGTTGGAAAGTTCCTCATCATCGCTGATGGCGCGGTCATAGATACGGATATTGCGTATTTCCACATCAGCCTTGTCGCTGTCTATGGCGATTGGCATCGGAGTATCCTGACTGAAATAATCACCTGTTCCGTAGATGTCTGCCTTACTTCGGATTCCGTTGATGTAAAGCTCCATCAGTCGGCCATCGGAACGTTTGCCTACGACAAAAGCCACTTTCAGCCACATATCCGGGGCAAACTTCATCGATACACCGACAGGGGTTTCAAGGGTTCCATCCTCGGTTTCAACCACCTTTGTACTGCCTGTAAGCATGGCTGCTTCTTCCGCTGTTATCTTGAAGCCCTTATTGCCGTCCATACAACTGATGACGGAGGCATCGCGGTCCACAACATTGCTTACGCGGAATTCGAACTCGAAGGTTGCGCCTGTTGCACTTATATCAGTTTCAAACGGTCTGTACCCAATAGTGGCTTTGGCTCCGTTTATCAGCTTCAGAACACCATCAAACCAACCGGAAGTCTTGAAGTCTGTTTTTTCAAAGACTGTTTCCACATCGCCGGATTCCCAAGTACCGGGATTGTCCTCCTCGTTGCTTCGTCCTGTAGCATCAAGTTTGAGCTTCAAACCATAGGTAGTCTCATTGATGTCTATGCCACTTTCCACCACATCGATATAGAACGGGTATTCGGTTATTCCGCAGACAAACTTCATCGTGTTCTCGCCTTGCTCGGTAAAGCGATTGCTATATACCTGCGTACTGCGCGGTACACTCACACCTTGCGTAATGACTCCATTACGGAATATAACCATTGAGGCCGGGGTGGCATCAGGATTATACACCACAAAGTCAAATGCGAGTTCCTCGTATTGCCCTACTTCAAGGCGAGGCACAAGATGGTCACTGGTAAATATGCGTCCATCTTTGAAAGAGTGCATTGTTCCGACAAGTGGCACATTGCTTCCAGCCTTGAATATGTCAATATAGATACTCTCACTTCGTAGCGTAAGGTCCGCACTCGCTTCCATCTCTGCTACCATCTGCACAGTATGGCGACCAACCGACAGCCCACTCATCGAAAGGTTGAAACTTCCATTTGTGGTGCCGCTTCTTGTTACTGTGGCTGTGTTATGCTGCCTACCGTCCACATAGAGAGTTATGACCTTTGTTCCGGAACCGCTGACTGCATAAGGGATGCCTACGGTCTCGGATGCTCCATAACCACCACCGGCTATGGAGTTGGCAAGGTTGTAGCTGCTACTCAACGAGAGGGTAACGACTTTCACGCTGATATAACTTTGCTTCGTCTGTTTCTTGCCTGTTGTCGGATCTGTCGTTGTTGCTTTCACATATATATCAGTAGTACCGGCAAACAGGTATTTGCTTATATCGAGGTCATAACTACCTTTGCTGACTTCCTGAATGGTATTGCTGTATGTGGTTGTTGAACCGCGAAGCATCGTTATCGATACGGTGGCTTTCTGTCCTGTGGATACGCCTTTGTCATCGCCACTGCTGTACTGGTGGTCGAAGGTATATGTCAGTTTGGCACTGCCTCCCTCCTTGATTATAGGATTATCCACAGAGGCGTTCAGCACTATTTTAGTGGTACTTGCATCACCGCCACCGCCTCCACTTCCGGCCGGGATGTCCACTGCTGCTATCTCGGCTCCGCTTTTGTTCTTGAGTGCAAGGCGAACGGTACTTTCGTCATCGCTGACTTCGGCACTCATATCAAATACGGTTGCAGCATCGACCTCGTTGAATTTGGCGGTAACGGTGCTATTCTGTACCGGGTTGGTACTGCTTGCATCGAGGGTTTCGTCCACCTCCTGTTCATCGATTACGATATTCACCTTGCCCTCTGCATCTGGGGTAATGGTCTGCCCATTTACGCTTATCTGCTTGATTTTTCCACCACCGTATTCCTCCCAACTGGCAACAGTCAGGAAGTTTTCGATTGAAGAGGCGCAGAAGCGATAGTCCACCCATTTGCCGGCTGACACCTCAAAGGTGATTATCATACCGGGCTTGGCATCGTCATCAATGTCGGCATTTGCCAAGGCTGCAATGGCTGTTTCAAGAGTGTAGTAGCCACTCGATAGAGGTTGCTCGACTGTTAAGTTGTAAAAACCACTGCCAGAACCGCTACCGCTTGCCTCTACAAGGTCATTCTCCTCATCACTCCATACATACATTGTCGCGCCACAGAGGTATATTTTGTTCTTGAGGACTTCACTCCTTACGGAGTTCATATACATATCCAATATAAGAACACCATCAATCAAAGCATTATTAAAATATGTTCCGTCCGCTGCATAAGCAAAGACTTTTGCACTACGAACGTAAACTATACGTCCGCCACTTGTTATACTGCTGGATTGTTTTACCGTTGCCTCTTCTATAATAGCGTCAAAACGAGCTGTCGCACCATTACGGGCTGCTAAAGCTGTTGCTTCGTGTGTTACAACAACTTTATAAGCGTTCTCCTTTACTGCATTTGTTTCCGTTGCAGCTTTTGTGGCCTCGTTTGCTGCATTTGCAGCCAATGTTGCCGCATCAGTCGCTTCTCGTCCTGCATCAAGAGCCGCTTGTCCTGCATTGTTCGCATTATTTGCTGCTGTATTAGCGACCTTAGCTGCGTCCTCAGCAGGTTTACGCAATAGGGATATCGGGGCATTTACAAGTTCCTCTCCCTTCATTGCCGGGAGGCTCACTATACCGTCAAGACTATCGACGGTTTCAAGTTCTGATACATCGTTGGAACTCGCTTTCATCTCATTAAGCAGTTCCTGCTTTTCCGCGTCTGTAAGTGCCATAACTATTCGTTTTTAGATTGATTATTCAACTGCTCCATCAAGCCATCTATGAAGTTGGGAGCACATAACTTCTCGGCTACCTCTTTGATGAGTTTTACTTCGTCCGGGGAATATTCCGTTTCCCCCTCACTTTGATATATCTTCATAGCGAGTGCCTTTGCCCGGATTCCGTTCACATTCAAATAAATCATGTCGGCGAAGCTCTCTCTGGCATCACCTGTCTGTCGGTTCTTGCGACTTATCCCAGTTGGGACGCTGAATTGTTGAAAATTGAGTTTGACCATATCGTTAACTTGAATGATTTATAATCTGATACCTAAAACCATCTATTTTCGTAATAAGAACTGTTACCGAATCTCCTGCCGACATTTTATAATCAGTGGAACTCTCGTTTGCATTATATATACCTTTTAATGTAATTGGTTTAGAGCCCTCTCTCACTCTGAACGTAACTATCGCCGCAAAGTCTTCTGGCAAAGAATTTAATCCGAACTGCCTTTTTACCGAAAATTCATCAGGTAATGCAACCTCGGTTCCACTATAATTAGGGTCATTGTAATACATCAAAATTATATTGCTTTGAGAAAAGTCAAGAGTGTAGCCTGTACCAGACACAAAAGTCAAAACCTTTGCTTTCGTGTTAATAAAAGCAGGGGCCATCAATGCTGCATTGGAGGATATCCCGTAATTCTTTGTACCGCCTGAAACATCAATAAAAAGTCCGTAGTTTGCTTGGTCGAAGCCATAATTCCCAAATGTATTGGGGGCTTGATTTACAATACGACCAACAGCAGTAAAAGCACCTCCAACAGAAGCCGGAATAACATCATCCCCAAACATTACATATCCTTTACTACCTCCAACTCGGAAGAAGTCTTTATATATTGCAAGATTGCCAAACACCTCTTCAGACGCCGAAGCCGAAGCCCCTATTCGTCCACTACCAATTTCAAAGCCACCTATAAAACCTTTGTTCGCATTGATTTCTCCAGTAAATTTGCCATCGTTAGTCTCAATACTTCCATTTTCCAATATCTTAAAGTTTCCGTTGGCAGTCACCAACCCTTCTAATTGAATATTGTCTGCAGTCAATTTAATGGTACTGCCTATCTTATTGCCTTCAGCATCGGTTTCGTCCACACTGACACCTATCAATGCTACATTACCGTCAGCATCTTGTGCATAGAGACCTGCGCCCTCTGGTTTAATGAACAGCCCTGTTTCTTTCAAAGCGTTTTCGTCTTTATCAAATACCGCTGCCGAAATCTTGACAAGCCGCTCCGATTGTTCAAAAAGCGTCTTGTACTTGTGGGTAAGGGATTCTATCTTGTCTGTCGATAAAACAAGCATATAAAGATAAATGTCCCCGGTGAATGACAAACGGAAGTCCCCGGTACCATTCCACAGACCGTTACAAGTGTATTGCTTGTAACCATCGGTAACAGCAAGTTCCTCTTCCACAAAGAATGAATTGAAGTTGGCAAAGCCGGTCTTATCTACATTCTCAAACTCCACCTTCAATGTTCCGGACTTGGCACATCGATAGAAAAACGAGAGATAAACAGGTATCGCTTCCTGTTCACCGGCCTCATTGGTATCAAAGCTCGGTATGCTGCGTAGGTTTTGATGTTCCTGAAGAATGTACTTATTGCGTATATGCACAACTGTACGCCCCTCATCTGTGCAGACAATAGCACTGTTCCCTTTTCGGCTCAACACATTGCCATTGGCCCATATCCATTTGTTCCCGACAAGGAAGAAGGTTGTTTCGTTTTCAGTTTGCCATTTACTCAATCCATCGTAGAACGTAGGATTATTCAGATACCCTTTGTCTGTGGTGAAGTCCTGACGCAAGCCCTCCACAGCAGCGTTTATTTTGCCTTCTGTTATCTCAAACTTGGTCTTTATATCTTCACCTGTAACAAGGAGGAATGTACCTCGCAAATAAGCGTTATCGCTATATAAACCGTCCCCTCGTGGCTGCTTGTCTGCCGGAAACCAGTCATCTTGGATTCCGTCCAAATTTCCCAACCTTGCACGAAGGCAACCGGCAAAGCTCTTGCCGCTGACTCCGTCCATAACATCAACCCTCGGTTGTCCATCTTCGGTAGCTGCTATCGATATGAGACTTTGACGAAGTGGATTCTCTGTGTTACCCATCAGCACACATTCATCAGCCACTTCGGGAGTATAACTATCAAACTCTTCTTCAGCCACAAGCACGCTGTTGCCTTCAACAGAAGCGACCTCCACCCAATAACTCTTCAATGTCCCACCTGTAAATGTGGCACATCGCATAAGGTCATGGGCTACGAATGTGTTTTCTTGCTCGAAAGTTATCTTGTAATAGCCATCTACCAACTCCACACTCTTAATCTTCCCGTTGGCGGCCGAAACCACTATCTGACCACCTACACTGCGTACCCGTTGAATAAGCAGTTCAAGAACGGTCATAATCTGCCGGACGGTCAATTTGTCAAGGGTAAGATTAGCAAGTCCTTTCTCGTCTATCCACAAACGAAATCCTTCTCCGGTAAAGCCATCTACGAATTTGGCACTGGTGAGCAATTGGCGAACTACGAGAGTAAGCAGTTCGGCGTTGCCTTTGCCATCGACACCGCCACCTTGTGCTCCGGGAGTGAAATCCCCGAAATTCACACCTTCCTCAAAAGTTATCTTCTTCTTGGCTCGGTCGGCTTTTGTCTTACTCAAGAACTCCTGCTGACTACGACGAGCAGAAAATAGGTTATTGTCTGTCGGAAGTGTTTTATCCCAACTCCTAATAATATCCGGGAGTGATATGCTGCCGGCAATGCCTTTGGTATAGTTCTTTACATCAGTTATGTCATCACCTATTTTGGTCAGGGAACCGGTGGAAAGAGCATCGCTTATTTCAATATCCATCTGCGATGGCATATTCACCTTTCGGGTTATCTTAGTAATTCGACTTTTCCGGTACCCGACTTCTGGGAAGTATTTATTACTCTCCAGTCTGACTCTGCGACCTACAAACAGGTCTATATTGTTATCCTCTATATACACATGGTCGGTAGGAGCCTTGTATCTGGACACATCGATAGCGTGTTGCTCGTTGTATTTCTCAACTGCAGTCAAAAATTCTTCTTCAGCAAGAGCATAATATTCTGATGGCATACGGATATTCCATAAGATATATTTATCCCTGGCTTTGGGGATAAGCGTATCATTCGGCAGTTGAATATCATTGTCGTAAGGCCAAATGGTGATTATTTCAAACTCACGCGTGTCGCTGTTATAATTCACCTCAAAGAAGTAATTACCATCCTCCTCGTTACCTTGCCCGGCAAGTTCGCTGCCATCTTGGAATGATACCCTTTTCACAAGCTGAGACAACTCATATTCGTTCGGATCAAAGTTCAGGCTATCATCGCGGAAGTAGTAAATCTTGAACGGTGTTCCATCCTCACCAGTTACCTCTTCACTGCGTACACTACTGACGACACCAATGCGACGAGGGTAAATATCTGCAAAAGCACTTGCTTCGTAATGGTGAATTATACCGTATTTATCGGTATTTACATCTACATACCTTGCCTTACTCGGTAATTGCAGACGGCTATATCCGTATTCCTCCCTATCGATATTCTTACTGCTACCTATCGGGAACAGCCGGGTATAGAACTTGGCATTATCGGCTGTATCATTGTCAATTTCTGTCAGCCCCTTACCATAGCCAAGGGTTATTTCCTCCCCATGTTCACAACGGCACACATTGAATGTCTGACCTTCTGCCCACCATTCAGCACCGACCTTTTCAGCAATCTCTTTCAGAGCTGCATCACAATACTTGCCCTCATAGTCAATCGTAATGTTCTCTGTACCTTCAACGGTACCGACCTTAAAGTCGGTAATATCACCCATACCGTCATTGATACATTGCACGATCATCGCAACGTGCTCTCTTGGCGGTGCGGTCAATGTGAACACCGGCTCATCTTCCCCGTCCACAGTTTTAAGAACAAGGAAACGCTTGATAAGGCTCTCTATGCCGTATAACTTAACATTGTATTCCCATTCAACGGTGGACTTCTGTTTCGGACGGTATTTCTCCATGAGCCAATAGCGTTCACCCATATAGTCCACATAATCGTTCACATCCAATGCCACATGCTCATACAAAGTAAAGGAGAGGGTCAGGATATTATCTGCCTGAATCTCCTTCACCTGTGTACCGTTGTCATTCGGCGACAGGTCGGTCCTTTTCTGATTGTATCTGTCAAATACTGTTAGAAGCATATTCTAATGGTGTTTTAATATCGTTATATTATGGGGTTAGGTTCCTTGAATTTAATCTTAAAGCGACTCGCTTGTTTTCCCTCTCTCCAAAGATAGGTCAGAGGTTCAGGTTCGGTACTGTCAAGGTAGAACATACGCAAAGTAAGTCCCAAATCCGCAAACTTCACATTCAACCAACCTTTATCACCCTGCTTTATGAAGTTGATAAAATCCCTATACTTCTGCCACCACTCAGATTGGCTGTCGGCAAACAAGGCAAAATGTAGGGTTACATCGCGTTCATCATTGACAACAGTCAGAGATGACGAGTATTTACGTCCGTTCTCTTCACGTACATTGACACCAACATGGGCTTTTACCTTGGAGGCTCGAAGTATTGCCTTGAGGTTATCCTTTCCTCCCTTTTTCTTCTCGGTAAGGAAGGCTCCGTATCTCACCCATATATCCACATTGTTAATCAGCACAAGGCCGCCTAAAATCTTATCCATATCATTTCACTTTTATGCCATCGCGATTTTGTTTTTTCACCTCTTCCTTTATCTCTTTGAGCTCTTTGGCACAGGTCTCGGTGTTTTCCTCAATTCTTGCCAAATGGGTTTCCGCAATGCTCATAGTTTCTGACATATCTTCAGTATGTTCATCGATAGAAGCCCAATGCATTTGCCCGGACACAAACAAACCTTCCAGTTTTGTCCCTTGCTCTTGGTTCATGGCAGTGAAAGCTCCACTCTTGCCAGTTTGCGATGTTCCACCAGAAAAAACATCTACTCCCAATTCATCACCCAAATCTTTTAACTTTTCCGTTTCAGAACTCAGGACATTCTGGAAGTTCTCTTTCCAATCAGCCAAATAATCTTTGTCCGCTGTACCATCTATCAAATGTTCGGACAGATCATTGTATAAAGGTTCAAGTGCTTTTGCCAACTGCTGATACATAAAAGCGTTCAGAAGAGCTTCCGATATTACATCCTCGGTAAAGTCAGCAAATTGCCTCATATCACCACGAGCATCACGCAAGGCGTTTCTAACATTGGTAAGGAAACCATCAAAGGAAGTACCCATTACCATTTCCTGCATAGAAGCGTATGTTTCCTCAATGTTCTTTTTCAGTTCCTCAACAGACTTTCCACTTTCTACCCATGCCTCATAATAATCTCGTGCCGCATCAGACAGCTTGTTTTGGTTGTAATATAGTTCTATCTGCTCAGCACTCATACCACGCAATGAGTGGGTAACAGAACCGCCATTCAATGAGTTACCCCATTCCCAATGGGCATCACTTGCTTGAAGATTATTCCAAAGAGCATCATTAGCCCTCATCTCGGCCTCCAAATTCTTCTGGTACTCAAGGAGTGCAGCAGATTGTGCTTCCCATACAGATACGCTGCTTGGCTTGGAATAACCCTTTTCCACTAACCAATTCAATAATTCCTGATTGGTTATTATATCTTGAATGGTATCCCTATTGGCTGCAAGTTCTTGATTCCTCTCCCTAATGGCCCGGTTCGTCTCTATCTCTGCAATATACCACTCACGCTTCATTTCCTCCATCTTCTCCTTCCAACTGGTAAACATGGAAACGATGGAGCTTAAACCACTCAAGGTGTTTGTTATACCACCCACAATATCACCAGAATAAATTTGAGCAATGCCGGTACCCATATCCATTACTCCGTCCGTCATTGTCATAATCTCCTCCATTGACTTACTGAAGCGATCACCGAATACAGCCCCCAAAGAATCACCCCAACCACGTATGGTCGAAGTCAATTCCTTGCCTTTGGAGTTTAGGTTAGTTAATGCCCCGGTAACATCACCCCCGTTCTTCATTGCCTTCATCAAATCCGACCAAGAGGTCTTGAATGCAGCAAAGGGATTTTTCTTTTCCAGTTCACGCTGAATGGAGATAACCTGCTGCTTCATCTTTTCAAATTCGGCAACAGTCACCTTAACCGCCTTCTTGACAAACTTACCGTCAGCATCTTTTACAGGAACTTCTACCACAACGCCGTCAGCACTCACCTGTGCGTTGTCAAGGGTATCCTTTGCTTGGGCATAAAAGTCTTTCAGAACTTTATAACCCTTTTCTGATACGTCTGAAAAAAGTTTATCATAAAAATCAGTGGAACGCAATATATCCGCTTCCAACGATTGAATCTCCTGCTTATAAGCATCCGTACGAGCTTGAATAGAAGCCTCTATTTGCGATGTGTCCCCACCTGAATTACGCAAGTTCTCCAGTTCGGCATTATATATCGCCATATCTTTATTGTAGGCTTCTTCTATATCCCTACGGCGTTGGTCATAGGTCTTATATTCCTCTAAAAGAGCATTCAGTTTCTCCCGTCCTTTCTGCACCTCGTCAGCTTCCACAGCTCTCACGCCTGATTCCATTTCTGACTGTGCAAGTCCATAAGCATCTGTCAAGGCAGCATGTTGCTCCTCAGTAAGATTACCACTTTGGGCTTCACGCCATTTCATTTCTTGGTCCTTGATTTCGGCAATAGCCTTTTCATAGTCCAATTGAATCTGACGGATGCGTTTCTCACTACCATCTTTCATTTGGTCTATTTCTGCCTGCTCATTATCCCAACGGAGTTGGCGAAGTTCCTCCGCCTGTTCTTTCTCAAGAGCAAGCCTTCTCTCTACCTCCTTTTTAGGATCATTCTTGGGGGCTGTCGGCTTTGTATGCCCCCCAATTTCCATATTCTTTCCAACGTTGGCAGCCTGTTCTGTCAGCGTTTGGGCTTCATCAAGATAGCCTTGTACTTTTGCTTCAGCCTCACGTATCATATCCTCATAGGCCTGTTGGTTATATTTGTCTATGGTTCCTTGTGCATCATAGTATTGTCCGGCGTTTGACATTTCTGCGGCCATCGCATAATGTCCCATTCGGGCGAACCAGCTCATATCGCTATCTGCATCACCGGGCTTCTGCTGCTTGAGCTTCTGAAGTTCAGCATCTGCCTCTACTGCCTTATTCACCATAGCCTGTGCTTTCGCTTGCAGGAAAAGCATCTGGATATAATCCTCACTTTTCTGTATAAGTACATCATACCATTGGGCTACAGTGTCATAGTAGCCAAAAGCCTCACCGTATTTGCGGTTTAGTTCTTCGACTTTCACCTTTTCCTCTTCTTTGCTCCCGGTAAAGTCCTTCAATGACGCAATAACAGAGTCTATCTCAAAACGGGTTTGTATCATCTGGGCACGACCGTCCTTTTCTATTTCAGTCATCTCCTCAAGTGATATAGTAAACTCTTCAACTCCTTTTTTCGCACTGAAGATATCCTTGGTCCATGCTACAATCTCATCGCCGTACATCACCAACAACATAATACCGGTTGTCAATGCTGTCTGCCACGAGAACAAGGAGGATAATATTTGTTTCCACACCGGAGTTCCTTTCTGCCCGGTCTTTATCAGGTCATCGTACTCCTTACGGGCACGAGCCACTTCATCGGCAAAGATGGGAAGGTTGTTGCTTATCGCCATAAAGAACATCTGTGGTCCCATTGCCAACGATGGCATCTCACGTGCCATCTGCTGAATACTGTTGTGCAACCCATTGAATTTGCGTTCTGCTTGAGGCAATTGGGGTGGGATTACATCAGTATCGGAGGACACGCTTTGCAATCGTTTCAACTCTGCTTCAAGAGCCTCTATCTGTTTCTCAAGAGCCTCTATTTGGGCGATATTTTCACTTTGATCCAAATCAGGGGAAGCAGCATCACCAACAAACCGTAATTCGTTAAGTTGTGCCTCAAGTAACGATATGACATTACGCAACTCCATTACCTGCAGCTGTGCCTTTTGGTATTCAGCACTGGTTTTGGCTGCTTTGTCCCCCAAAGTATCAGTTTTCTCGCCGACTTTATCTATTCCGGCAGAAAGACCATCCTTCATCAAGAATTCTATTTCAACTGGTTTACTCATTGTTTCAGATTGCTTTGAAAAAATGTCACTATGTTCTTGGCTTCATCTTCAGCTGTTTGCTCTTCTCCTTCAGGGCTGTCCTTAACACGAACATATCGTGGGGCATCGGAAAGCATCATTATAAGGGTTTGATAATTGACCTTATTTAGTATGTAGCTAAGATGCCAACCCGTAGCAGAGGCTATCTGCCAGAGAAATCCAAAGGGGCTATGGGAACCGACAAACTTTGTTCTTAACTCCCCTTCCTTTTTTGGCTCAGTCGTAGTTTCATCGGATTCGATATCTCTACTGATCTGATAATAGTCGTAAAAGACTTTGTACCCATTAAACGGATAAAAGTACGGAACGCAACCATCATATAGCGGTCCTCCACAAAGTTGCGGATAAACCAAGCAACCAATCCGACAAACAAATGACGGGACACATAACTCTGACAAATGGTATAGGCAATAATCCGACTAATTGCTTTGCTATGCTCCACAATGAACTTCATTTCCTCCTCTTTCGTGAAGGCTTCCATCTGGGTACTTGTTACCCCCATAGACAAATATGTCCGGGCAATACTTAACTGCCCGGACATATAAGGTCGTTTCATTGTCACGCGTAGCCGGACAGGTTTCTTTTTGAACGGCAAACGAAACTCTTTCAAAGGGACGGAAACACCGGTATTCAACAGTGCTTCCGCACCCTCTTTCTGAATTCGTCTTACGACAGACTCATCCATACGCTTTTACTCTTTTACGGTGTCATTGATTTCGTAAGGAGCACTGCCATCTGTCGGTTTGTTGATTTTCAACTGGCATTCCATTTTGGAAACCTCTGTCAATGTCAACTTACCACCCAAGTTTGACAACAAGGTTGCATTAGGCATCGTCATGGTCTGACCGCTTACCATATCAATCGTACACTTGTCGCGAATTTCCACAAGGTCGGTAGGGGCTTTCCAACCGGTATATGCACCTTCAGTTCCAACAAGGGTACCTCCGGCAACGGTATGCAGATTTTCGTAATTCAATTGGATAAGGTTGAATGTCGGACTGATTGTACCGTTCTTGGTAAGCAGGGTAAGCACAGGGGCGTCAGGTACCTGTTCCGCCTCCACATCCACGCTTTCGGGTTTAGTTCCGCCCCAATCCCAAGAACCTTTCTCAATGTAGCCGATTACCTTATCACCAAATTTTACACAGCCAATACCATAGATAAAATTCTTGCTCATATTGTTTTGAATTTGAGTTTTACAATGATTGTTAATAATACGCCGATGACAACACCGACTAAAAATGATATAAATGCGATTCTAACAGGATTCACACGCTGTTCTTTCTCCTCCTGAAGAATGTTCTGCAGAGCCTCGTATCCCTCCTTGTAATTGGCAGCTACACTCTCGTAGTATTCGCATTGTCGTTGCAGGCTATCACAGATAGCATATACAATGACCGTATCACGATTGAATTGAACTACAGCATTAGCTTGCCCATTCTTGGCACGATACTCTGCTTTTTCGGGAAGTTTACGGAGGCTGTCTATCGGTATCTCCATCTTCACCTCCGATAGAGGTACCGTCACCGTCTCCACAATCCGAACCTCGTGCTTCAGGCTGTCCTCGAATGCCCGGACTTCGTTCGTGGTTGCAGTCTGGCTCACCTTTCGGGAGGTCGCGCAACCTGAACAGAACAGGGCAAGCATCAGAATGCTTACAGTTGTTAGCATCACCGATAGCTTTGCGAACCCTCGCCATCTCGCGTTTGGTCGCACCAAGTTCCTTTTTGGTACCACGAAGTTCCTCTTTCGTTTCGTGCAGTTCTTTTCTGGTTTCATGCAACTCTGCTCTTAAAGGTTCTACAATGTTTTCTATCAATATACGGGTGGCGTGTTCAGCGTTGTCAATACGCACTGACTCGGCTTCCGCCTTTGCTTTCTCAGCATCGGCTTTCGCCTGTTCCGCTTTGGCATTCGCCTCACGAACTGTTGCCTTGAGTGTCAAAACCCCGATTAGGAGTGCCAACACACCACCGCCCAGTATGTAATTGAGTAATTCGCTGAACTCCATATTCCACTCGTTTATTGGTTAATCCCGATTGACTTCAACCAAGCCTGAACATTGAAACAGGGACAATCTTTGGCTGCGACCTCTCTATGTCCTATAATTCGAACCTTAGGGAATCGCTTATGGAAAGCCTTAACATAGGTTTCCATCGCTTGTTTTTGTGCCTTGGTACGTGTATCTTTCGAGGTCTTACCATCAGAGGCTAAACCTCCGACATACACAATGTGTCTGCTGACGGAATTGTAACCTTTGGCTCCATTGGTTATTTCCCATGGATCAACATTCGCATCCTCATTATTGTCAACGAGGCGTTCCACCTCGCCATCCAAATGTATCAGGTCTGTATAACCTACCTGCTTCCAGCCACGACCACCCTTGCTTACCGGGTTAGTGTGCCATGCTCGTATCTCATCTGATAACACTTCACGACCTTCCGGCGTGGCTGTGCAGTGTAGGACTAAATACTTCAACTTCGCCATTAAGCAGTAGCCTTGTAGCCACTTCTCATTACAACACCTGCATCTGCCTTCTTGAACATACAGATGAAGTAGTGGCGGAAGTTAACTTTGTTACGTTGATATTCGGGATCATTCTCGGCAGCACTCCAGTACATCTTGGTAGAACCGGTTGCTTTGAACACTCGCTTGGTGTAAAAGGCGAATGAGCATTGGAATTCACCTGCCTCTGCAGTTGCACCGACAGCCTTTTTCTTACCAGCCGTAGTGTAATACGGGTTATTACCAAAGGTATAGATGTCAAAGCCATACATACGAGCAACAGTTCCCTCGCCACGATTGATATTGTACTGCTCCTTGAAGTTCTGGTCTGCCTCTAAAAGGTCATTCACATGGTCAGGGCAAAGTACCAGACGGCGACTATCCACAGGTACCTTTAATTTATCAAGAGCTCGCTTCATTGCCACGATGTCAGCTGGGGTAAGTTTCAATCGGCCCGTTGCTTCATCCCTTGCTCCCGAAGTAGTAAGGACTGGAGTCTTAGTCGTATTCTCTGAGGCACACAATGCGTGAGCAGCCTTGGCAAACTTACTGTCATTGATAGCGTTTGAATGACTCTCCTTGACACGCGAAATCTTGTCATAACTGATTGCGTATAGTTCATCGTCGGTGACAGGCGTAACCTTCGTCTGGAACTTGTCAAGACTGATGGTGATGTCTGCATCATCCAAGTTCTGAAGAGGAATAGGATATGTAGTATTGTTCACCAATACATCAGGGTCTACACCCACATCCACCAAATGGATGACATCATTATCCACTAACGAAGAATTGTCAGGGATACCATCCAACCACGAACCCACAAGGAACTCACGTAGGGCTTTCACCATCTCGCCCGTCCAAATCTCCTTCAGAACACCGGCACGCAACACGCCCGAAGGCATTGCCGGACCTACAACTGCGGAAATGGCATTGGCACCAAAGGCACATGCCACAGGATCAATACCGACTACCGCACCGAATGCTACTCCTGTAATTGCGTTGAACAGGAGAGCTGTAAGCATTGAAAAAAGTGCTTTCATTGTCTTTCTGTTTTTATTGGTTTATACTTTGTTAGTCATCAATCTCACACTCGATACCGTACTCAGCCTTATAGAGACGCTTGTACTCGGCAACATTCTTCTCACGAAGCTCAAGGATTTTGTCCGCAGGAACTTCACTCAGCTTCGCGTAAGTTGCAGGACTACCGGTAGGAGCACCGCCTTGATGTCCGATAGTGGCACTCAACTTGGTCTGAGGTGTCATTGTCGCAAGAATATCCTGCAACTCCTCAATACCTACCTTCTTGCCAAGCTCGACAAACTTGTCTTTCTTGTCTGCGGACAATCGCTTTTCCTTGATGGCTGCATCAACGGCACCGGTGATACGTTCCAATTCAAGGGTTTCCTTCTCTTTCTTGAGGTCATCGTTCTGCGTCTTGGCAGCCTTCAAACCGTCAATTGCTGCTGTAATGGCAGCATCATCTGCCGTTTCCGGCAAGCCCAACTGTAGGGCAATCTGCTTTTGGTCCATTTGATTTTGATTTTGATTGTTATTATTGAGTAAAGGCAAAGGACACTCTCCGTCCTTGCCAAGCGTGATACGCTTTCCGTCTTTTTGTAGCACGATGGCATCGTCATTGGCACCGATATCCACAAGCGAAACTTCAAAGAGTTTGCTCTTGGTAATGGTCGGACAGGTCTGACCTTCTACAAGGTGCTGCTTGTCATCACTGAGTTCCACAATATCAATTCCGACACTGACCATTCTAAGGCTTCCAAACTCATACTGCTTCTTGCAGCGTTTCGAGAGTTCTGAGGCACAATCGAACATCAGTTCCCCCGTTACCTCGTCATTCTCCACCTTCAGGTCTTTAACATAACCGATAACTTGACCGCGTTCGTGCTGATACAGCAGTACAGGATTCCTACAGTACTGCTCGACATTCATTCCTGATGTCAGCACGCGCGTTCCGTAACTGTTCAGGCTGTCGTTTGAAATTCGTACTCGTTTGCTCATAATATTTATTTTTCAAATAAATGGGAAAGGGCGTTTTTGCCCGTTTGCGATGCAATATTAGCCCCTCTTTTTCACCCCACCAAAAATGTATGAAATGGTTGCACACTTCTATGAAACCATTGCACACTATTTTGGCAAACCCACTGAAACACTGCAATTTTGCAGCAGTTGTTCAACTTTTAACTTTTCATATATGACAAAGGCAGATATTGAAAAAAAGAAATCATTGGCACGTTCTCTTTACCTCGCCGGTATGGACCAGATTGAGATTTCAGAGAAGGTAGAGATATCACGTACCACATTGTCAAAGTGGTGTAATGCCGATGGGTGGAAGGAGGCGAGAGCTGCTAAGCAGATTACTCGCCCTGAGTTGGTAAACAAGCTGCTTCTTACCATTGACACTCTCATTACACAAGTAAACGAATCTAAAGACCCGACATCCATAGCCGGGCTGGGTGACAAACTCGCCAAGCTCTCGTCTGTTATCGAAAAACTGGATAAGAAGGCAAATGTAGTGGACGCTATCGAGGTTTTTATGGCATTCTCAAAATGGTTGGAGTATCGTGCTACTATCGACCCTACCGTAACACCGGAACTCATTAAGACTATCAATAAGTTTCAGGATTTGTATCTTACAGAACAGATGGGTATTAAATAGGGAGTATTTGTATGGCTACACAATTAGAGAAAAAATTGGCTTATGAACGGTGGAAAGAACACTGTAAAGAGGTTCAATCGCTAACGGAGCTTTCTTCTCTGGCAAACGAAACTCCTGCACAGAAGAATAAGCGTATAGCCCGTCTGCAAAAGGATTATGCAGCATTCTGCGAATATTACTTTCCACACTTTCTTACACTCCGGGACCAAACTTCCGGAGAGGTGCTGCGTACCGTTCACAATGCACCATTCCATAATGCAGCAGCTCTCAAGGTAAAGAACACCCCGAACCTCAAGGCTGTATTCAAGTGGCCTCGTGGCCATGCAAAATCTACCCATTTCGACATATTCCTACCACTTTGGTTGATATTCCAACCCAAACGACTCATTAACTTTATGGTTGTTGTGGGTAAAAGCGAAGATAGCGCAAAGCGTCTCCTTTCCGACATACAAGCCGAGTTGGAATTCAACCAACGCATCATTGCAGACTTCGGGGGGCAGAAAAACCTCGGACACTGGCAAGAAGGTGAATTCACATCGCAATCAGGAGTGAATTTCCTTGCCTGCGGTCGTGGACAGTCTCCTCGTGGTTTGAGAGAACGAGAATCCCGTCCGGACTATATCGTCATCGATGACTTGGACGATGACGAACTTTGTCGTAATGAAAAACGTGTGAAGGAGCTTACCGACTGGGTAAAGGAGGCCCTATTCGGTGCGCTCGATGTTGGACGAGGTCGCTTCATTATGGTGGGGAACCTCATATCCAAAACATCTGTATTGGCTAACATCGCTGCATCAAGAGGCGTACATGTGTCCGAGATCAAAGCGGTGGATAAGGATGGTGAGCCTGTATGGAAAGAGAAGTGGACCAAAGAGGAAGCACAAGACTATGCTGACTTCGTGGGCTATCGTGCTTGGCAAAAGGAGATGATGCACAACCCTATCAAGGACGGAACGATATTCCGCCATGAGTGGATACGCTACAAGAAGGTACTGCCTCTCCACAAGTATGAAATGCTTGTTTGTTACACCGACCCCTCTTTCAAATCGACAACATCGAACGACTACAAGGCTTCACGCCTTTGGGGTAAGATTGGCAACGAACTTCATCTGATAGACTGCTATGTCCGTCAGGATACCGTTTCGGGTATGGTGCGTTGGCTATACAATCTCTTCGAGTCAATTCCTGAAAATGTAGCAGTCCGGTTCTTTATGGAGGCGAACTTTATGCAGGACATCATTCTGGATGAGTTCACTACCGAAGGCAACATACGTGGCTACCAACTGCCCATACTCCCGGACAAAAGAAAGAAGCCGGAAAAGATACAGCGAATTGAAGCTATATCGCCTTTATGGGAACGAGGATTCATCTATTACAATGAGGCTTTGAAAGACAATCCTGATATGGTTGTAGGCATTGAACAGACACTTGCATTGGAACGTGGCAGTCGCGTCCATGACGACGCACCTGACGCTGATGAGGGGGCTATATGGTACCTGCAAAGAGACACAAGACAACAACAGTCCAAACCGATGTTCGGAGCTCGTCCGACATCTAAAAATATATGGTAATATGATACAATACATCAAAAGACTTATTTTCGCTTGGAAGTACAAGCGTGCCGTCAAGAAGGCTATCAAACTCGCAAACCTTACAGGCTTGCGTTATTTCGTTGTCGTTATGAATGGTAAATTGAAGGTCGCACCTAAAAAGGCTTTCAAGGAACTAATCGCAAAGAAGCGATTCCGCAAGGGCACAACCATACAGGATATTGAGAAGTCGGCTCTATTCGTAACCAAATAGGAAGGAGGCAGTATGTTCATAACGGAAGAAGATTACAAGGTCGTTGTCGGGGAAACAGCCCTCAAGGTAATTTCTCAAACAGATGAGGAGAATCGCAACAATGCAGAAGCGGAAGCGCAGGAGGAAATATCCGGGTACTTGCGTCCGCGATATGACTGTAATGCAATATTCGCCGCCGAAGGGGAAGAACGCAACAGGCAGATAGTTATGTATGTCTGCGACATCGCCCTCTATCACATGGTATCGGCTATGCCTCAGAAAATGGGTTCGGAGATACGCAAGGAACGCTACGAACGCGCCATCAAATGGTTAGAGGGTGTTCAAGCCGGGAAGATTATGCCGGACTTGCCACTTGCTGTAGATGAGGAAGGCAACCCGACTGGAGAGAGTATTTTATACAGTTCACAACCACAACTTCGTCATAACTGGTAACTATGGGTTTCAAAGATTCTTTCAAAGGCTTCTCAAAGCCGGACAACATCATACACACGCCATACGGAGACTTTCACCTTGCCAAAGGGGACAAAAAGCGTGTGCAGAAAATGATAATAGACCTGCAAAGGGCAACCGATGCCCTAACTCGTCAGGATATGCAGGACTGGAGGCAAGCATGGCAAATGGCTATCAATGTGGATAGTCCGAATAGGCAACGCCTCTATGACATATACCGGGATGCAATGATTGACCTGCACCTTTCGGGCTGTATCGAGCAGCGAAAGGGTTTTGTTATGTCGAGGTCTTTCAAATTGGTGGATACTGCCGGAAACGAGAACGAGGAAGCAAGGCACTACCTCGAACAATCGTGGTTCAAGCAGTTGCTCAAGTATGCACTGGATTCTATCTATTGGGGGCACGCACTCATTGAATTGGGTGACATCACTACCGATGGGGACGGTTGTGTATGCTACGATGGCGTAAAGCTCATCCCCAGAAAGCATGTTATTCCCGAATATGGGCGTGTCGTTTCCAATCTTGGGCAGGATTGGACTTCTGGTATTGAGTACCGGCAACCGCCATATTCCGATTGGCTTATTGAAGCCGGATTATCTGATGACCTCGGTCTCTTGCTGAAGGCTGCTACCCAAACCATACCCAAAAAGAATATGCTTGCCTTTTGGGATACCTTCGGTGAAATATTCGGTATGCCTATGCGTATTGCCAAGACCACATCAAGGGATGAGAAGGAAAAGGCAAAACTGATGGATATGCTTAACAAAGCCGGCAGTTCTCTGTCAATGGTGGCAACCACTGAAACCGAAATTGAATTCGTGGAGAGCAGCAGAGGCGACTCATACAATGTGTATGACAAGCGTATCGACAGGGCAAACTCCGAACTCTCTAAACTCATCATAGGGCAGACTATGACCATCGAGGACGGAAGCAGCCTTTCCCAGTCGCAAACACACCTCACCGTTTTCGAGAACCTTGTGGAAAGCGACCGCGATATGCTACGCGACATTGTAAACAATCAGTTGCTGCCACGAATGGTAAAGCATGGCTTCCCTGTCAAAGGCTTGCGCTTTAAGTGGGACGATGCTGTGGATTACACTCCAGAACAACAAGTAGCATACGAAAAAATGATTTCCGACCGCTATGAGGTGGATTCAAAGTATTTTGCAGAAAAATACAGTATGCCCGTAGGCGAACGCCGACAGGCAGCACCTCCAAAGGAGGACGATGAGGAGGACGGAAAGAAGACAAAAGGTCAACAAAAGAACGCACATCGTTTTTTCGACTGAGCCCCACTGATTATGTGGGGCTGCACCAAAGGTATGCAAGTCTGCTTGAGGGGCAACCGCTTGACTTTATTGCCGGACGTAAGGAGGAAGAGGACAAACTGCGTTCTGAATTGACAAGACTCTTTGACGGTATGATGGAAACCCTCTACAAACAAGAGGGGGCAAATCTCAACATCACCATCTTAGAAACGCCAAAAGCACAGGAGTTCATCGAAGCTCATTCCGGGGCTTTGGATTCATCTTTCAAACAGGTGGAAATGTCCGACCTTATGCGTCGCCGTTTGGAACGGTCAAACTACATTTTCTCCGGAATGAAAACCTTTCACGAACTGAACGAAGCGTTCCCATCCTTGCTCGATGAGAACGGAAATAGAAAATCGTTCGAACAGTTTTTGAACGATGTTCGTAAGGTTGATGATACATACAACGGCAATTATCTCCGGGCTGAATATAACTTCATTCATGCTTCAGCTCAAATGGCAGGCAAGTGGGAACGCTTCATGGAGGACGGCGATCGATACAATCTTCAGTATCGAACAGTCTGCGACGACAAGGTGCGTCCTGAACACGCCTCTCTGCATGGGGTAACACTTCCTATCACCGATTCGTTCTGGGAGGAGTTCTACCCACCCAACGGTTGGGGTTGCAGATGTACGGTCGTTCAGGTTCGTAAATCGAAATATGCAGTAACCGACCACGAGGAAGCAATGTCCCTCGGAGAACTGGCGACAGGCAAAGACACCAAAGGCATCTTCCGCTTCAATCCGGGCAAACACGAAAAGGCAATGCCGGACTATAACCCATATACCATTCGTAGGTGTAAGGATTGCGACATTGCAAAGGGCAAACTCAAATTGGCATTTGTCCCGGATAACGAACTATGTGCAGCTTGTGAGATACTACAGAAGTGTGTTGGCGACAGAACCAAATCACAGACAGCGATTGAACGAACACACTATATGCACGAAATGGAGCCGCTATTAAGTCGGAAGGTGGAGAAAGCCATTGAAGGAGGTCGCCTGAATGTCGGATTCACAAAAGACGGAAATAAACACCTCTTTGCTGATACTTTCGGAAGAACACGCATAGTGTCCAAAGACGACCTGAAAGATTTAGCGACCTATCTTGAAAATGCGGAGTATATTGATGATTCAGCATTGACACACCCAAGAACGGACAGTATAGAGCACTTCTATTATTTCAAAGTTCAGGTGAATGGCAGATGGGTAAGACTGAATGTAGCGAAGAAGGTTGAGCATTACAACAATGGTAGAACTTATATCTCATACTTCTTGTATTCAGTAAATGACATAGTATAAAAAAGCAAAAGCACCAAAGGCGGCGCTTAGGACTCAAATGCCAGTTTGCCATTCCTTCAATGCTTCTGCGTGCAAAGATAACAACATTTTTTCAAATAACAGCAAGATGAACAAGATTATTTCATTTCTAAATACAGCCTGAGACGCACCGACATTCTCGAAGTTCGTGTTTATTGAGTAACTTTGCACCCGAAATGGTGGAGTTCCCCATAAGCCGTGTGGTTTACCGGTCGAACAACAACGCGAACTCGAATGGCGGTGTGTCGTATGCGAACGCGAATAACGACTCATCGAATACGAACACGAACATCGGGTCGCGTCTCGCAAACAACCAAAACAAATTCAATCGGCGTACAACACCGGGGACGTGTCCTCAATGTCGTGCCGAGGGGAACAAGCCACAGCAACAGCAGCCTATCGGTTGGAAAGCTGAAAAATTAAATGGACGGGTAGAGTTTGGTAGGTCATCAAGGCTCGAAGAACTTAGGCCCAAGGAAGGAAGGCATTAGCCAAAACTAAAAGTATGCGAAGAGAAGGTTACATCATCGAGGAGATTATCGACTACTCCAATATGGCGGAGTCGTTCAAACAAGTCCTTCGTGGCAAAAAGCGGAAACGCTGCCGACAAGGACGCTACCTTCTTGCGCATCAGGAGGAGGTCATACAGGAACTGGCCAAACAGATTGCCGAAGGCTCATTTAAGGTTAGCGGTTATCGGGAGAAAGAGATTATTGAGGGTGGCAAACTTCGCCGTATTCAGGTTCTCTCCATGAAAGACCGTATCGCAGTACACGCTATTATGGCTGTCGTTGATAAGCATCTGAAAAAGCGGTTTATCCGTACTACCTCCGCAAGTATCGAGGGGCGAGGAATGCACGACCTGATGAAGTACATTCAACGCGACCTTCAGGAAGATCCGGACGGAACCCGGTACTGCTACAAGTTCGACATCTCTAAATTCTATGAGAATGTAAAACAGGACTTCGTGATGTACTGTGTCCGCAGGGTGTTCAAAGACAAGAGGCTCATTAAACTGTTGGACGGTTTTGTCCGAATGATGCCGGAAGGCATCAGCATTGGACTCCGTTCTTCGCAGGGATTGGGTAATCTCTTATTGTCTGTCTATTTAGACCATTATCTGAAAGACAGGTACGGTATCCGTCATTTCTACCGCTATTGTGATGACGGTGTCGTACTCGGTAACGCGAAATCGGAATTGTGGGTGATTCGTGATGTCGTCCACGAACAATTGGGACAAATCGACCTCAAGGTGAAAGCCAACGAACGAGTGTTCCCGGTGGACGAAGGTATTGACTTCTTGGGATATGTCATCTATCCCGACCATGTGCGACTACGCAAGCGCATAAAACAGAAGTTTGCCCGGAAAATGCACGAAGTAAAAAGTAGAAAAAGGAGACGTGTTTTGATAGCAAGTTTCTACGGAATGGCAAAGCACGCCAACTGTATAATGTTGTTTAATAAATTAACAGGCAAAGAAATGAAATCATTTAAGGATTTGAATGTCGCTTACAAGCCCGAAGATGGCAAGAAGCGATTTCCGGGTGTAATGGTAAGCATCCGAGAGTTGGTAAACCTGCCCATAGTCATTAAGGACTTCGAGACAGGAGTAAAAACCAGTCAGGGAGAAGACCGCTGCATCGTTGCCATTGAGGTAAACGGTGAGCCGAAGAAGTTCTTTACCAACTCGGAGGAGATGAAGAACATTCTCCTACAAGTGAGTGAAATTCCCGACGGATTCCCGTTTGAAACAACCATCAAGACGGAAACCTTCGGCAAAGGTAGAACAAAGTACATCTTTACTTAGGCGTACACAAATTATCAACGTATGAGAAGAATTGAAGGCTCTGCAGGGGTTCAACTGTTAGAATGTACCCATCCTGCTAAAAACAAATGGCGCATCCGTTGGGATGTGCAGGAAAAGGAGAACGGATCTGCCAACTATATGGAAGAGGAGTTCGACCACAAACCCACAGAGGACGAAATTAAACAAACGGTCATTGCTTGGTTCAACACCCAGACCGACACAACAATCCTTTCAGGTTTCGAATGGAACGGTATGTCTATATGGCTATCAAGCGAGAACCAATTCAACTACAAGGCAGCCTATGACCTTGCAGTACAAACAGCCGGGGCAACGCTGCCTGTAACATTCAAGTTCGGAACAGACGAAGCTCCATGCTACCATACTTTCACAACAGTAGAGGAACTTTCCGACTTCTACACGAAAGCAATGCAGCATATCCTGTCGGCACTGGCTGACGGTTGGAACAAAAAGGATGCTTTCAGTTTGGATTCATATCGAGAGTAGAACAACCCTACGGGGGAGGGAATAAAAAAAGCCCCCGGCCTGTTAATCAGTCGTCTCACTTACTTATTAACACCAACACGCGATAGAAGCGCAACCGGGGGCTATATACCCTCTGTTACTTCTACCGCGTGTTTTTATTTAGTTGGTACGCACAAGGCGTTAAATAAGTGAGACGGTGCAAAGATAGTAATTTTTTGGCAAATGAAAGTAATTGAGATACTAAACTTGAACAAAGAGCTACTGAAAAACTTTCAGAAGGCAGGCATAAGAATGGACGATGTGCAATATATCGACCTATTTAATGAGTACCGGGCATTACTCACTCAAGGTGAAAAAGTGTCCTATATCGTGGCTGTTCTTGCCACCAAGTATGACGTAAGCGAACGCAAAGTATATGATTTGATACGCCGCTTCAAAAGCGACTGCAATCTGCTTGCAGTATAAAAGCGTTTCCGCCAACATCTCTTTTCAGGAAGCCGTACTACCTTTGCCTATCATTTCAAAAGTACGGCTATGAACAAGTATCATCAAATCCTGAGCAAAGTGCTTGCCGGTGGCAAGACACAGACGAACAAGAAGGGGGATATCCGCTACTTGCTCAATGAACAACTGTCATTAACCCCTGCCGACCTGCTCGACATCTTCGAGGGACATGGTATCGCACGCAAGAAACTCCGTTCCGAACTTCAGCTATTCATGCAAGGTGAACGGAACGTAGAAAAGTATCGCGATGCCGGGATCAACTGGTGGGACTATTGCGGTTCTATTCTCGTAAACTCTTATCCTACCTATTTTGAGAAACTGCCACCCCTCATTGAAAAAATCAATAGAGAGAAACGAAGCAGCAAAAACTATGTGCTGTTTCTCGGTGCGACCAATGCCGAAAGCAACCAAGCCCCTTGCCTAAGTCTGGTACAATTCCAAATCGAAAATGGGGAACTGGTGATATCCGCATATCAGCGAAGCTCCGATGCTAATCTCGGACTCCCTGCTGACATCTACCACCTATACCTTATGGCTCGACAGATAGACTTACCTTTGAAATCAATAACGCTGTTCCTTGGTAATGTGCATATATACCAGAACAATATAGAGAAAACCGAATTGTTGCTTGAAGGCAACGAGAATGTAAAATTTGAATTAAACGTATAAATGAGGAAACACTATCTGTCAGCCCCACTGCCATTCGTAGGGCAAAAACGCATGTTTGCAAAAGAGTTCATTAAGATTTTGAAACAATATCCAGAAGATACCGTTTTCGTGGATCTGTTTGGTGGCTCCGGGTTATTATCCCACATAACCAAATGCCAAAAGCCAAACGCGACAGTCGTGTATAACGACTTTGACAACTACCGATATCGTTTGGAGAACATACCCCGAACAAATCTGCTTCTTGCCGATCTGCGTGCCATCGTTGGAGATTTGCCAAAACACAGCTGTATCAAGGGAGAAAAGCGAGACCGCATATTTGCCCGGTTGGAGCAAGAAGAACGGGAACATGGCTACATTGACTATATCACCATATCTTCAGCCTTGATGTTCAGTATGAAGTACAAATTGAGCATTCCCGAAATGAAGAAGGAGGCTCTTTACAATAATATTCGTAAAGCGGACTATCCACCTGTAACGGACTACCTCGAAGGCATCACCGTTGTTTCGCGTGACTACAAGGAGGTATTTGCACAATACAAGGACATCCCGAATGTGGTGTTCTTGGTGGACCCGCCTTATTTGAGTACCGAAGTAGGCACTTACAGTATGTACTGGAAACTTGCCGATTACCTCGATGTGCTCACCATCCTGTCCGGGCATCAGTTCATTTATTTTACATCGAACAAGTCATCCATCATTGAGCTTTGCGACTGGCTCGGTAAGAACCCGACAGTAGGCAATCCGTTCAAGAACTGCGATAAGGTAGAATTCAACGCTACGATGAACTACAATGCCCATTATACGGACATGATGTATTACACCCACTTCCATAAGGAGGAAAAGAAAGCCGCCTAACGGCGTTTTATTGCCCTTCTAACGCCATAAAAATAGCGTCCCAAGCAAGTAGCCAAGGACGCTATTTTATTTGAACACAGGGGCTATTTCAATCGTTTTATTGCGACACACTGATAAACCTCTATATTCTCTACTATCTCTTCGTGGTTATGGTTGGTGTCACTCTCTATCAAATCAAGTTCCAAGAACTTTTCCCCACCTAATCCGGTCAATGTTTCGTGTAACAGTTCCGGCAAATCAAACACCCCCAACGCTTCTTCTTTGAAGTCGCTTTCATCGGACGCTGCACCTTCCCAATCGGTTACTATATGCAGGTGTATTTGTGGTTCTGCCCGGTACTCCACACCTTCAACTATGGTTTTCCACTTTATAGGTTTGAACTCGACAAATACTGCAGGGCGTGCCCAGTTCTCCTCTTGCTCAATGAACTCTACATTGTGGTTCCACAAGTCGATATGCTTTATGATTCGTTCTGCTCCCTCTGGGACATCAGTTCCCTCCACATGGTGGCATACTGAGCCATCGGGCAAACGATATAATTCTCTCAAGTGCTTACAAAGTTCGTTATAAAATTCTTTTCTCATTTCCGTCTGATTTCAAATTCAACATTAAAGTATTCTGTTATATTCTCCTCAATTATCTCTCTGACTGTTTGCTCCACCTCTGGCGATGTTCCCAAGAAACGCCGCCTCGGTATAGTGATTGTCCGTCCGACCTTCATCAATGCCATAAACTTCCAAAACTCGGCTTCGGTACTCAACTGGATGGTGCGTTTGTCATTTCTGCGTTCCCCATTTTTCTTGCGACCGAAAGAACCGGTTGCCTCGTAGTACTTGTACCAAAAAAAGCGTTTCATTTTTGCCGTCACTCTGATTTCACCTCCATCATTGTGAATAGCTGCATACGGTTCATTGGTAAAGAAAGTTATGCTGTTTTCCGTTGTTCGACTTGATATACTTTGCCTCAAGCGTCCACTATCCACCAAAATAGATCCTCCGGGGCGTGTGGGACTTTTACGCCTTTGCCACGCCTCGGAGAAAAACGCTTGCCGTTCAAAATTACGGTCAAACTCATCTGTCAGGTCTATCCGAATATCATTCAAGATATTGCGGATTATCTTCTGTACATCCTTATTCATCGAACATTCCAAAGAATAAATCCAACTCCTTCGGCACCTCATTCTTCGGCTCACTGGAGGCGTTGAGTATATTGTAAAAGGTTCGTTCAGATATACCATAAACAGGATATACGTACCTGCGCCATATTTCGCGGTTCGGAACACCGCGTTTGGCATGCTCGTCGTATATCCTATTTATATCGGTCACTCTCTTCTGATAACTTACTCCGCGCCTCTTGGCCATAGATTGAGTTCTGCTTGCTGGTTGTTACTGTTTAGGTATCGGTTTATAAGGTCGAATGTCAAAGGTCATTTTGGCACTGACCGTTACACGACCGCTTCCCTCGCATTGTTCACATATCCGTTCCTCCAGTGTATCTGGGTCCCGGTATTTGCCTGTGCCACGACACTTGCGGCACAGGGCAACTTTCGGTTTCTTTTCTAATTCCTGTATCATATCACTTTCTTTTAGGATTCTGTCATACCAAGAGGAATGGGTTTCCACATTCCACCTTCAGTCTTTACCTCTGCACGAATGAACTGCTTTGACACTGCCGGTTGATAGGCTTCCTCAATGATTTTTACACCCTGCAGCATTTCCTCGGCACCCATCTCATCAGCTATCTTGCGAAGCTGTATAATGCGACTTGCCTTGAGTGTGCCCTTTGCATCACGAGCCAACAGGCGGAGTACCATACTAACCAATGCTTGTGTCTTCTCATCATTGGCAAGCCCGGATATATAATCCTTGACCATATCAATACCCTCATTCACTGTATCGCGGTAGTCATCGGCTACATACACTCCCAGAGTAATACGCTTGTTACCTTCGCTGTTGGTAAAGGTGTGGCTGCGCTGATCATCCTTGACCTTGGTCTTGAATATCTCGCCTTTCATTTCAAGAATGGTTTTGAAGTTGTCCAGTACGGCTTGCTTGCTATCCTTGATCTGCTCACTGATAGACTGCAACACCGGGATAGAACGTTCAATCTCCTCATCGACCAATTGCTTGTACTGTTCACGGTCAGCCTTGGCTTTCTCTTCGGCTGCTTTCTTTGCCTTTTGAGCTTGGAACGCTTCAAATTCGGCTCTTTCCTGTTCCGTCATTTCAACGGTAGTTTTCTTAATTTCGTCCATGATTATACTATTTTGTTGTTAATCTACTTTTTCAAGTACTTGTTTGATTGCGTTATCGGTCGCCTCGCTGTCATTGAACAAGGCATGAACCAATGCTATCATAATCTGAAGCACCGAGTCCATTATAGCCTTCACTAAAATGATAGGACCAAACAACGCAACGAATAGTATCTTTCCAAAATACTTTGCTACTCTTTTCAAATTCTCTTTCATTGTCTTATTGATTTAATGGTTTAACCTTCTATGATTTTATCGTCTTGAAGCATCTGCTTGAATACTCTGTCGCGTTCTGCTTTAGAGGGGTATGTATTATGCGTTTTCCAACCTCCATTGCTTCCGGTACTCACTTTAATTCTTGGCGATGGATAATCATCTTTTCTGATTATCATAAAGCCGGCTTTCTTGAGCTTGTTCTGGTCGTCTATACTCATATTCATTCCTCCTCATAGTTTTGCATTTCACACTCGTCATCGATTGACATTGCTTCGTATTGGGCGTATGCCCAGTCTGCGAGTTCACTGAAGAACTGTGCAGCTTCGTCACGTTCAAGCCCCAAAGAGGACTCTGTTGCCTGTTGCTTTAGGGCTTTCAAGGCTTGTTCTGCTTGTTTATCCATAATTTTAACATTGAAGGGTACTTCCACCTATCGGAATGATATAGGTTATTTCACCCGTTGGTTTAACTTCTTTTCTTTGTTTCAGTCCCCCCTTACGCTGTATCGAACGGAGCTTCGTTGCAAGCGTATCGAGTTCTTCATTAGTCAGCCGGGCAAATGGTTTTCCGGCTATTCGTTGGTCTTGGCAGAAGTAATTGATCCGCGTCCAGTCAGTAGTATCAATACCCAACTTCTGCATCAGCCTCAAGCATTGGCTACGCTTCTTTTTTTGCTCATCTTTGCGACCGGTCAAGCGTTCCAATGCATCACAACAGGCATCGTATTCTGCTTTTGTCATTTCGCGTAGGCTATCGGTACGGTCCCAAGTGTATTGTCGTACAATATCACACTTCATACATTCCTTATCGCCACTACATGGCAGTTGGTTAAACGATGCGTAAAAGCGTGCGAAATTGGTTACTTCCTGTTTCATATCTTCACTATTTTAACGGGTTCTTTCAGTATCTTTACTTTTGCTTCCGGTACATCCTTTATGATCTCCGAAGCCAGTTCTGTATGTCGGGTCTCAACCACTACATAATCTTCCTGCTTCATCGACGGACTGATTATAATCTTCTTTCGGGGTTCGGAACAAGTCCAATTCATCAGGACGTTACTCAAGCGTTCCAGAGGCAAACCTATTTGATAAAGTTCGTTGTTCATCATATAACTTTTCTATGAGTTCAAGCAATTTATTACTACAAGAGCAAATTCCATCAAACAACTTGTACATCAATTCAGGTTCTTCTGGCCAAGGCTGAAATACAATTACTTTTTTACCTTCTCCGGCCATATAGCCAGCTTCAGAGTGGGCAGAACGTCCACAAGGAAGCACAAGAACACAAATATCAGCCCATTCCATTGCATCAAAATCCGACTGGAATCCTGCTTGTGCAATAGGGTGCTCTAACCCTTTGCAAAATTCATCAACACCCCAATCCTTCCAGTTTTCATCAATACTTGACCATTGGAAACCTGTACCTTTTTCCGGATTTTTGAAATCGTAAACATCATGACCATGTTCACGAAGTAAACTAACAATACTTTGTTGGTAGTCATTTCTCCAACTACTTGCTACATAAATTTTTGCCATAACTATATTATTTTTGAATAATTCGACCCATCAAGCCGTAAGCGGTCAAAGCAACTTTTTCCTCCGCTTTACGAAGTTTCGTTGGCTTTTTCTCCCAACAATCAACACAATACAACCCACTTGGAGCATTATAATGACCGCCTTCGATTTTCTTACCACAAACACAACATTTACCCATAATTTACTTTTTTGCTGCTTTCCACTCGATAGTTATACGGGCATCAAGTTTACCGCTTCCCACACATATTGGACAATCCTTTTTTATCCGTTCCCCCAGGTTATCATATCCCCAAAACCAACCGTTCCCATTACAATAACTGCAGGGGTGTCCTGGGCTACTAAATGATTCCTGAACATAGATTCCGGCAGATGTTGGCTGCTGGGGGAATATAAATTCCGGGGGAACCAACGATATTGTATCCTTTTGTTTACTCATACGATTACACTATTTCAAATTGAACTCTAAAATTAAACTCATTACATAATCGCCTTATCTGAATGACCTTCATCGGGTCCTTATCATAGGCGAAACATATCTCTCTTGCTTTGGTATCACATCGTACACCCTTCTTCCGTAAGCGATATAAGAGATTAGCCCGTCGTTTCAATCTTTTATCCATTTGGCTTGGTATTATAAATTTCTACTGCTTTCTCCTCCCAAATGGTGTAGTATTCCGACACCTGTCCTGAATATCGACCTTGGCAATAGGCTCGGTAGCCTTGTGTACGGACTTTCACACCTGCCTTGTATTTCAATCGGATTGCCGGCTTTCCGAGAGGCTTACCCTTATCTTCCTGACTGACGAATATGAAGGTCTTTTTCGGAAAGCGGTCTATGAGTGCTGCGGTTAGTTGGTATTCCCATCCGGCTTCGAAAGCGAATTGGTAACTATCCACAATGATAAACTTTGCACTCTTGGGCTTTGCAAGCCTTTTACCAAGTTCCTCTATATCGCCATCGGTTATGATACGGAACGAACCTTGAACCTCACTCATCTTGAAACGTTCCAATCGCTGTTGCATCGATAGTCCGACACCTTCCTCAAGAGAGACATACAACACGTTTCCTATTCCGCAAAGCATCTTGGCAAGCTGCATTACAAAGGAACTTTTACCACTTGCACTGGGTCCCGTAATGAACCAAGTGTCGCCCTGTTCTGGTTCCCCGAATACCTCTTTCCACTTACCTGTAAACGGCAGCACCTTGTGGTTAATACTTGCTACATCTTTTGGACTGTATGCTCTCTTAGCCATCGTTACTTCTCCTTTTTAAGTTCGGCTATAAGGACATCGGCAAGGAACACTGTTGTTTTAGCCGCTGCAGTCATTTGGTCGGCTCTTGTAAAATCAAGAACACGAGGATATATCTCCTTTGCTATCTCATAGCGTCGTTGTTCCCAATTTACTTCATTCGCTATTTTCATTTCGCGACAAATACCCTTGATGGCTTCCATCGCTTGCATCTCTATCTGTGTCATAATTACTCCTCTGTTATTGATTCAACTTTATACTGTAAAAATCCTTGAATGATATGTGGTGGGTGATGTATTGGGCAAAGCTGACCGACATGGATTCCCCAGTACGGCACATAAGCGTCTTTCCAAATTTCATTTTGAAATGGTCCGGCTTCCTCCACAAGACCGCCTTCGTTCACTTTGAGCCAAAGCAAATCCTGACCTTTATCTTCTAAAACTATCTTCACCATCGCCTATGCCATTTTAAGTTTCTCAATCTCTGTATATACTCGGCGAAGTCCACCGTTAGTCTTACGCACAAGGGCTGCGATATCTGTTCCTGTAGGGGCATTTACCTTTGCCACAGCACTTGCTTGGTCCTTCAAGAACTTATCGCGTTCTTTGCCATCATCTGGAGTAACTTTGCTATATCGGTCCCCATATCGACTCAACATCTCGGTATATCCAACCTTCTTGTGTTCTATGCTTCGTTCAATCTTCTCCTTCAGACCGTCGGCTCCCATCATATACCAAGCGCAGCACCTTTCTGTAGCATTCCACAAGGCTTTGAGTTCAAGAAACGCTTCATAAGACAAGTCGCCAGCTTCATCCAATATGATAAGGGGATTTTCGATAGAACGGAGGTAGTAAACAAGATCTTCATACACATCACTGTATCGACCGTTACCACTCACACCAAATTCGGTGGCAATCTTACGCACCAACTTGAGCTTCGTTTTCACTTGGGAGCAGTCCACATAAATGGCATTGCGGTGTCCCTGCACAAAATAGCGTGCGGTGAAAGTCTTTCCGATATTCGGGATATCGCACATAATAGCACTTAATCCTCCTTGCTGGCAAGCCTCCAACTGGGTTGTAATGAAATCAAAGGTGGCGGTGCGTGCCGCTTTCCATTCGATACCTCCTCTAAGGTTTACACCCAAACGGCGTGCAATGGTTATCCAGTTGGCTTCACTTAACGCCTTGTCGGTTTGTCCGTTCTTGATGGCACTGTAAACCGATGTGGCAATACCCAAAGAAGCGGCATGTTTCGCATCACTCGGATAGTTCGCACGATTGGCTGTAATCGCCTCAAGAATCCGTTGTTTTTGTTCTGATGTAATCATATTATCTCACTTTATTTTAATGTTATTATATCGTCGTTCTAAAGGGCTTCTAACGCATTTGGTATATGGTAACTTATATGTTCCTCAGGCTCGGTATCTATGTCCGGGAGTTCCAATGTTTCAAGAGATATATCAACTATCGGTTCTGCCTTTGCCACACCCACACCCTTGATTGCGTTTCGGCTCACATAACTGTTGAAGTCGGCTATCTTCTTTTGTTGGGCTATGAATATATCTTTGTCCTCATCGGTCTGCTCTGCATCGGCAGTGTTGAATGTTCCGACATCTTCAAGGCGGTCAATCAAACGGTCGTTTTGGAAGATATACATATCGGTTATCTCTCCCTCATCGTTAGTCAGGTAGTAAGCATCCACCTTCCAGTTGTTAGGTTCCAACTTCTCTATGACTTCGGTTTTAGACAGCCACCAATCCTTGTATGCCACTCGGCAATAACTGTTACGTCTAATAGTGGTTGAGACCTTTTCACCTACAAAACGAGCCCAAGCAGGTTTATCCATCGGCTGAAGGTTCGGATTCATATTTGCCTCAAGTACTTGCCAACGTGTCATGCCGGGATACATCTTTTGGTTAGGGTGCAAAGAGTTGTTGAACTCCTGAATATCTCGCATATCGTCAGCGATCAATTCTTCCCATGTGTAATACTGCTTATCTTCATAGGTGTCATTCAAGGCATCAAACACCTTCTTAGACTCGGTACGGTAGGCTCGGTTCTTGGAGTAGAAGCGACCTATACCAAGGTGGTTCTTGTGCTCAATGCTTCGTTTCTTGGCACCGTTCAAAGGCTCAGCATACTTTTCCTGTGAGTTCATAGGAGCACAGAAACGAACGAAGGGGAACAACACACCGGCTTGTAAGAAACTGTCTCGCCATTGGCTCATAAGGTGGTTTTCAACCTCTACTTGAGCCGGGCATCCCCAACCTTTACGTTCTATCAGTCGGAACATTGAACGGAAACAGTCTGTTACCAAATCTACATTCTTATAGCGGTTGTAAGCATAGCCCACCACGCACTGACTTGCCACATCGTAGGCATAATAAGCCTTCGGGCGTATCTTTGTATCTGCCAACTTACGAGGTAAGTCACGGTCGTCAAATGATATTTTACTGAAAGAGAACTCCGGAGCATGGCGGTGAACATGTGGCATCTGCTCGTGCATGAAAGTAGTGTACGAAGTTGTACTTTTTTCTATGAGTACACGGTTCTTGGGTTTATTCAAGTAGTTGGTAATGGTACTTTCACTGAGGGACAACGGCTCACCGTTCTTATCAGTCCATTCTTCAGGACTAAAAAGTTCGCCTGTTTCCGGATCCCATACATCAAGTTCACCACATACAAAGGAATTATACATTTCCCACACACTGGTATTAAAAGGTTTGTTGGGAAGCACTGCAATAGCAAGGATAAGACGTTCAGTCTTGTAGTCAACCTTACGACGAGATTGATTACCGAATTTGCCACTGATAAGACAGGCATATCCTTCAGCTTGATATTCGTTCACCTTCTTACGGAAACGAAGCATACTGGTTGGCAAAGTGTGCCCGGTCTTTATCCTGTAACCTTCAACTGCCTGAGCCATCATCGACCAGTCGTATTTCAGTCCCATCGTCTTGTGTATCGCCTTAGCGTTATTATACAAGCGTATGCACGCATTCAGAACACTGGCGTTAGCCACATACTCGGCAACATGTTCATCTTTCGCACCATCATGACCGCACTTAACCTTCCAGTCATTGAAGTAGGTTACTGCTGCTTGGTCTATCTCATAGTTTGCACCAAGCCACGCAAGCAATACTTCAAGCGAAGGGTCTGGATATAAAGCATTGACTTTTTCGCGATATGTATCAGGCAAACTGCTTACGGCTACAAGAGCATATCCATTGGCACCGCCACCACGACGGGCAACAGTTACCTTTTTACGAGCCACTAATTGACAGTAGTTACTTTGTGTCATTATACCACCGTCCACAAGTTCTCGTGCCGATATGCAAAGTGTATTACCGTAGTATTCCATAACGCCCTCCTTATCTTAAGGTCATCGCCCAGTTTTGAATACTCTCAATATCGTTAAGCATCACGCAATCATAGTGTCTTACCTTCAATCCTTTGAAGAAAACATCGCCTGATGCATCATTTTTGCTAAGCTCAAGCATTGCCCCATTAGGCAGATATTGACGCATATAATTGTCGTGGTCATGGAATGTTTCAATTGATGGTAATTCACTCATCAATATACCATAGTTCTCATAGGCTGCCTTGCGAATTTTGCGAGCCAAATCACTGTCACTCTCAAAATTCAAAGCCTTCCAAATCATTACAGAAGTACATTTGAAGACCTTCATCAAATGCTTGCGAACCTCCTTGGTTATATGAATGTATTGTCCCATATCTATTTTATTTTACTTCGTTAATAATTGGCTTCAGGCTACAACCGTAACATGTTACCAGTTTTGATTGCATCTCCTTTACAAAATCCTCATTTGCTTGGAAAGTAACCCCCTTTCCGGGGGTATGATTGAACTCTTTACCTCGAATAATCAAGTAGAAACAAACCTTATTAAGGTTACTCTTAGTAACGAATGTCTTTTCCATATCTCCTATTTCAGGTTGTTCTTGATATATTCTCTATCTTCTTTCCATAGGGGGTATCCCATCTTTATTTTGTGAAGAATGGCCTCCTTTTGTCCTACTATCCTGATGGCTTCCTTGTAGAAGTCGCCATCTTCATAAGCCGCAGCCTTACCTATAAGGAACCACGCAAGTTCTTCCATTTTGCAATGACAATCTTCTGCTTCGTTGTTACGTTCCTCAAGCATCCCGTTAAGCAATATGGTTTGTTTTGCCAATTCAATTGTCAAAGGATTGTTACCGGTCTGTACCCAACGCTTGCAAAACTCGTGTTTATCCATATTAGGAACTGCGTAGTACATCTTCTCTATACTGCGGAACTCCTCTGCTGTTACCTTGCGACCTGTAAGGTCTTGAAATTCTTGTTGTGTCATAGTCTCACTTATTTAATTGTTATTATTCTGCATCTTCTACATTGAAAGAAAAGCCCTTGTCAGTAAGCACTCTTTTTAAGAATGCGAGGTCGTGTTGATCCACAGGAAAGAATACCGCACCAAAATCAACATTAGGGTAGGCTTTTATCGAAGTTTCGGTACTCACCTTATGTACAAGACTATTCAAAATCTCTTCTGTTTCCTTGCTTCCGCTTACCATTATCACTTTTGCTTTCATATCTTTATGCTTCAAAATTCGTTTATCTCGGCAATTTTTCGTATCTTTGGCCGCTTGTTAATACCTTAACACGCCACAAAGATAGTATGAAAATCTCATACTACAAAATAAATTGATGGAATTTTTCATACTTTTAGTTGAATATGGGTGAAAATATCAGATTTATGGAGGTTGTTGAGAGCCTCAAGGGAATAGGAGTCATTAATGACTATGTACAGCTTGCAGCCATTTTGGAAACAAACAAGGCTGGTATAAGTGATATCAAAAGCGGAAGAAAGAAATTATCAATAGAAATACTCCGCCGTCTGAAATTATCATACCCAAGTGTAAATATTGAATGGGTTATAATGGGGGAGGGTGAAATGTTCCATTCTCAACAACAAACAGCCCAACCATCAGGATTTGAGGATAAACTACTAAAAGTAATACAAGAAAAAGATACCGTAATTAGAGAACAGGCAGAAGATATAGGAAAACTACGGGAACGGATTGCCCAACTTCAGCGTGAAAAGGGAAAAAATGCTTCGGATGCCCAGACTTCAAATATTGCAAATGCAGGGTAACGCATCTCAGGATCATCTGGGGCGGTCGCAAGGATACCCCGTAACGAAGCGTATGCACCCCATAGCCCCTAAATACACCATATTAGGGTAGGGCACCCCCTCTAATGACCTTAAAACCCCGTAGAAACCGCATTCTAACGGGGTTTTACTCGTTTTTTAGCACAAAAACCCATATCGCAAATGGGCAGTTTACCCCACTCTACCCCTTCAAAATGGTAAGTTCCCCCCTATCCTATTATACTCCTAAAATTCCCGAATGTGTAATTCCTCTTTTTCTATTTTGTAATTCCTCGTTGTAATAGCAAGTGTAATTCCTAACCTAAAATCGGGCATTTTACTCACTCCCACCCTCCCCCACTACGACCACCATCCAAAGCTCGTAATAATGGCATAAGAACATAGCCCACACAAGCCCCAGAAACGCCCCAAAATCGCGCTTAAACCGCCCCACATAAGGGTTTTATCATCATGACACAAAAAAGGCCGCAGGCGCAAACCCACAGCCAAAAGAATTAAACCAAACGCAAACCTGCGCCTCCGTTTATGCCGCCAAAATTAAACCGAAATTAAACCAATGTAAACGCTTCGTTTTGTGCCACCCAATAGAACAAACCAACCTAACCAACTGAAACACAAAGCAATTAACTCTCAAAAGGCTCTACCCTACATTATACACTTCGTTCTGTGCCCGGTAATTTTCTTAAGACTTCTAAAAGCAAGAATCTTTTTAATGAAACGATAGATTATATATTAAATGATATAAAGAAAGATGATCCTATTATTATAAAGGGAGACTATGGCAGTAATCGTT